TGGGTTAATGTAGATGACTTTGGACAAGTGCGAACCGAAGAGGATATTGGGTCCATGTATAATTTAATTTCGGCTTCAGATGCTCCAGTGAATATGGCTGCTTTAGAGGAGAAAGGAATATTATTTGTATCGGATTTTGTGTGCTGTACTACTAATTTGACTAACTTTACGCAGCTTTTGACTATACGCGATCCTAAAGCTTTGGTTAGGCGTTTTCCAATAGCTTTGGAGTGTTCGGTTAATTCTGATTATCAAAAACGAGATGGTACTTTGGATCATGCTAAGATGATTGAACTACTTAGGACATCGGGTGCTGATGCAAGACAGCGCCTGGAATTGATGAATCGTGTGTGGACTTTTAAGGAGTATGACTTTACCAATAGTCTATCGGGAAGTGTGGTTCATGTAGTTGCTGTGGTTGAGCGTATAGTAGATGCGTACAGGAGGAGGAAACAGGGTTTAACTGATTTTACTAGTTTAATTAATGATATAGATTTTTCAAAATTGCAATTGGATGTACAACCCTATCAGAGTCCTACTAGGCAAGTTTTACTGAAGAGAGTTGAATTCGTTGAGCCTAAGGGTGGAGTTTCTGATAGTGGGGATGATGATGAGACAGACTTAAAGTTTGTTGATAACTTGTCTGCTGAGGAAGAAATGTTTAGAAATTCAGCTGGAGCTAATATGCGAAAGCATTATGCGTTTAATGATGACAGTGATGACGAATTATCTATTCCTCGATTAAATCCTCTGCAGAATCGGAAAGATTTTGTTTGTAGGGTTTTGGAAAAGTGTAATGGCGATTTGCTTAAATTAAGTTATTTTGATGCGCAATCTTTTTTACGAGAACTAAAATATCTCGATAAGCATGCGTACTATAAGGTTACTAACGATGATTTTATGAATTGTATTGATGACCCTAGTGTAACCTTAAATTGTGAAAATGGATTTTCGGCTACTGCCTTCTTAGTAATGGTTGCGCGTTTGCGTTTGGTTAAAGAAGATCAAGTTAACAACGGTTTGCCTGTAACAAAATGGGAAGGTTTAGTTAAATTTTGCTTAAAGTGGATGGGGATAATTTCATTAGGTGTAGTAGCTATTTGGTTACTTAAGAAAATGTTTACTGCATTATT